AATCTCCCTTAACTCCACCCAATCAGGTGGAGTTTTTTGGCTCTATTTCAGGCTTTTGGGGACTATTCTAAAAATAATTTTTCGATATTTTTCGGTATTTTTCGGATTTTGGTCGGGGAATTGGCGGGGACTTTTTTAGCGAATATGACTAAGAAATAGGTCTGTTGTAGCTTCAGCAAGTTCGTCCTCTACTTGATTGTAACGATCGGTCATATAGACTTTTGTATGGCCCAGCGCCTGGCTTAATTGTTCAAGCGGAACCCCTGCAATAATGCTTTGAGTCGTGAAGAAGTGGCGCATCATGTGAGGTGTTACATGCAATCCTGTTGCTTCATTCACTAGATTGAAGTTTCTATTTAACTGGTTTGGATTGATGAGACCACCTTTCTCGTTGATAGTTATATAATCCTTGTGCTGTTCCTTAATAATCCCTAACTTTCGCTTAATTTTAGAAGCTTCAGCTATCAGATAATAGATAAGGTCTGTTCCGATATCATCAAGGCAGACATATCGCTCTGAATCTTTCGTTTTAAGCCCTCCTTTCCCTTTCAAGGTCTGGTTGCTTCGGCTGTCTCTAAGATGCAGTAGAGCCCGTCCACTGTCGTTCTGAGTGACGTCCATTGGGCGCAATCCAAAGACTTCTCCTCTTCTCAATCCAAAAATGGTAAGATAGGTCAGAGCGTAGAATTGTTTTGGCATAATCTCTTCTGCCTTTACTATCCAAGTCTTGAACTTTTTGAGAGTCACTTTCTTGTTAGCTGCAGGAATATCACTCTGGCCAATAAAGACACCTTTCAAGCGATTTGAGAGCAGATTCCCATTTTTGACGGCATCATTCAGCAATGCCATGAAGCTGGAATTGAGGGTTTGAACAGTGTATCTGGTATGGTTCTGCAACTTTTCAGCGATAAAGAGTTCATACTCATTTCTATCTAGGTTTTTAAGCAGGGTAGAACCAAATTTGGGCTTGATATGGTTCTTGTAGAGATTATCATTGAGGTAGTAGGAAGTGTCATTCCAGCGCCCTGTAGATAATCTCTTTTCAGAATAGATATCCCAATACTGATTGAGAGTCAGATTAGTATTGATACCTAATTCTTGGTCTTTGATTTGTTGTTCAATCTCTGCCAAGGATGCACGAGCTTGTGGAAGGGTTGTGAGACCGCTTTTAGTAATCTCTTTCTTTTTACCATGAAAATAGAAAGAGCGTCTGATGTAATAACGTTTGCCTTTTGCAGTTTCATAGTAATAGATATTTGGGTATTTTGTTTTATTATATTTCATTGTATTCTCCTTGTTTATCGGCTTCTGGACAAGGTCTAAACATTGAGAATATTGACATCACTCCTTTCATGGTGTAAAATAGGGTATAGAAAAGAGGCCTTTTAAATGGCTGATTTTTTATAAGGGTAAGCTTCACAATCAAACTTTGGCGAGGGAGATTGTGGGGCTTTTTTTATTTTTTAAGTTCTTTTAACAAGGAGATTATCTCTTCATTTTGTTGAATGATAATCTGATTTTGTTGTATTTGAACTTTTTCAAACGCACCAGGACCGCTTGCATTTGCTAAAGCGATAGTTTTGCTACTTAGTATATTTCCGATGTATGCAGCTTGCTCAGGATATTTTTCAAGAATATGAATCATGTCATTTTCTTCAAAATATGGGATAGCATCCGCATAATATTTTTGTTTTTGAGTATCTTTTTTTGAAATTTTATCTTTTCCACCAAATAACGCCATAATATTTCCTCCGTTTATTTTTTTAGATATTTAATTATTGGTCTTATTAAGATATAAGATATTATTAGTCCAATAAAGAATGGCCCAATTTTTCCTTCAAACAGTAGAGATAGGGAAGCAAGTAAGAAGAGTAGACCGACACTAGATAATATAATGGATTTAATTGTAGGACTTTCTTTTTTTAGTGTTGTTTCAACTGAAGTAGTAAATTGAGTAGGAACAGCAACATTTAATGCGTTTTCTTCAATAGGGATAGTCGGTTTTGATAATTGTACTAAATCTGATTCTTTTTTCAATTCTAATTTATCGGATGTTAGCACAGGCTCAACATTTTTTTGTTTTTCTTTTTCTCGTAAATCCACTTCATGGACACCTAATACCAATTCAGAGCTTTCTTCCTCAGTCTTTTCATGTACCATATTTTCGATTGGAGTCGTCGGTGAGATTTCATTACTTTCTTCTAGCGTAGAATCAATAACTGATAGATATATTTCAAAACCAATATCTAAGTCGTTATTAGTAATAACCTTATCGTTTAAATCATCCCACTCTTTGTATGGTCCACCTTTTATCTCTCCCTCTATTACAAAGTTATATTTTTTGTTATCAAAATATTTTCGTATTGTTTTAGCAACAGTCGCAGGAACATATCCTACATGATTATTAAATATCAAAACTTTTATAGCATTAGGATCATACTTATTATCTACTTCTGGAACAAGCTCAATATTGAAAAAGTCTAAATCTTGATATTTGAAAACCTTCAGACCATATTCTTCAAGTTCTTCCCTAAGTTCTTTAGTTGATAAATTGCTATAGTACTTTGCATATTCTGGGATTCCGTTATCTTCAGCAATTAGATTACAGGCTGCTTTAACCGCTTTTTTATATTTGGTTACACCAGCAACTCTAAACAGTATTTTCTCAACAGTCTTTTGCACAATTTCCTCCTCTAGCCAAATACCCACAATATCATTTAATTAACCAATGCTAGATATTCTTCCTTAACCATGACTTCATTAGTCATAGTTTTTAGATCATAGTAGGACATGAATTTGAGGTAATCAAATTCTGTGGGGTCGTCTAAGCTTTCTAGTGCGTCTTTTACGAGATGATGGATCATATTCCTATCAGCTTCGTTTTCACAGCGTAGGCGAGCGTTCTGGTACTCTGAGCGTGTGTGATCTTTGTGTCCGAGTTCATGCAATAGTACCTTAACTCTCTCTTTTTTGCTGAGTTTGTTAGACAAGAAAGCTGTGTTGGTTTCTTTTTCGTAAAATCCAAGTTCATCAGGTATTAGCTCACCGTCAAAATCGACAATGCGAACCTGAAAATGACTTATAATTTCTTTTTCGGTCACTAAGCAGTACCTCTAATCACCAGCTTCTTTGAGATAACCTTCAATGATAGACTGGATGATTTTCTTCTTTTCATCTGTTAATTCTCGGCCACCAAACATCATGACATTAGATGCCATTTCTTCAACATTTAGGGTCTTCCCTTGCCATGTGTACTCTTTTGAATTACCAGCAATAGCAGGATTATCCGTGCGACCAAGTAAATAATCTGTAGACACGTTGAAGTAATCGGCGATTTCTGCAATTCTCTCAGCGTTTGGTTTTTGAGTTTTCAACTTATAGAGTGTATTTCTGCTATAACCAAGTGATTCTTCTAGCTGAGTGAGTGTCATTTTACGATTTTTTGCCAGTTCTTTTATTTTTTCAAATGTCGGAAACATTGAATTTTCAACCTTTCTAAGACATTACAAAAAATATTTCAACTTTTTGGGTGTAAAATATTGACAACACTACCAAAAAGGTGTATTATTGTTTTGTAAGCTAAAGAGTTAGCGAACAAGACAACTAAAAAATAAAGCCCAATGAAACTGATTGGCGTCCGTTTTCTAGGTAGAACCTTACTTTTAGTAAGTCTTTTCTCTATGGTTTGATTTTAACTTATTGGGTGATAAATGTCAAGCGGTTCGCTAACTTTTTAGATAATTTTTTAAAAAGGAGGTCAGGGATGAACGAAGAAGACCTGAAAGAATTATTGGAACTCTTAGCGACAGATTATGGGCGAGGGTATCTAGATGGAGTAGTTGGGGGACTTTCAATGCTTTTGAAAATTTCAAAAGAAGCAGAGAAATATAGAAAGGAAGAAGATGAGTAAAGAACTAAAGATAATCAAGGCTAGAATCAAAACTCGTTTGATTGAGATGGATATGACTCAAGCCGAATTGGCAAAACAAGTATCTGTATCATCATCAGTTATTTCAGAGCTACTGAAATATGGCAAAGGAAGTGATCATGTGAAAGAAAAAGTCACAGATGTTCTAGGAATTGAGAATCCTTGGAAAAATCACTGAGAGGTCCATACATGCAAGCAAAAATAATACTGAATTGGCAGAAGAAAAATCACCAACTTAGTCAGATGATGATTGATAGTCTTGAGGGACTAGATGTTTGGGAAACTATTTTAACACTAGGAAAAGTAAGAAGAGGAACATTATGAACGAAATTTTTAATTTTCACGGGCAGGAAATCCGTACTTTGACAATTGATGACGAACCTTGGTTCGTTGGGAAGGATATTGCAGATATCTTGGGATATGCAAATTCAAGAAAAGCAATTTTTGACCATGTAGATGATGACGATAAGACTGATGGGGTAACGATTCGTGACGCCATGGGTAGAAATCAAAACCCTATCATCATCAATGAATCTGGTCTCTATTCTCTCATATTATCCAGCAAGTTGCCTCAATCTAAAGAGTTCAAGCGCTGGGTGACATCAGAGGTCTTGCCAGCTATTCGTAAGCAAGGCGGATTCATCCGTGAGGATTTGGACGAGGATGCTTTTATTGCTCTGTTTACTGGCCAGAAGAAATTGCGTGAGCAACAGGCTACTATGCTGGAAGATATTGACTACCTCAAAAGCGAGCAACCGATTCATCCAAGCTATGCTCAGTCGCTACTGAAGAAGCGCAAGGCTAGAGTCGTGGCTTGCTTGGGTGGTATCGACAGTCCAGCTTATGCAGATAAGAATTTTTCTCAGTCAGTCTTTAGACAAGCTGAGATTGATTTCAAGGATCATTTCAATATTAGTCGCTATGACTTGCTACCGAAAAAGTTTGCAGAAGCCGCATTGGCCTACTGGATGACGTGGGAGCCAAGCACTAATACCAAGATGAAGATTATGGAACTGAACTCATTTGATGAAGTGTAGGAGGGGAAGAAGATGGACAATGTTCTACTTTCACTATCTGAATGGATTAAATCTATTATCAAGGACACAATCACAAGGCTAGTCGAAATAGAAAAAGATAGTGATCACTATCCAGAGTTGATGGATGTGAACACTACCTGCGATTTTCTAGGAATTAAGTATGCCACATTTTCAGATAATTATCGTTACTTAAAGGGATTTCCAAAGGAATTACCTGGTAAGAAATGGTCAAAAAGAGCCATCAAAGAATGGCTCTCTAATCAAATATAATAACTTTACTAAAAGGCTTCTGGACAAGGTCTTAGCAAAATTATTTGACTATATTATAGCACAAAAAGAGGATAAGGAGATAAAAATGTTTGAACCACCGATTTTAGACCAGCTGATGGGGGTTGGAGCCTTGCTGCTTGGATTTGCAGGGCTTTGCCGTCATATCAAATTGCAGGAAAAACGCAAGGAAGAAGAAAGACGAGAAGAGCAAGAATTTGCGTCTATGATTATCCAAGGGTATAACCATGCTTATGAACGTGGTAGAGAGGCAGAACGTCAAGAAATCCGCAAGAATATTCGTCGTCCGTTTAAGGGCTTTACCTACGACAATGAACCGCCTGTAGGCTTGCGCCCTGAGCCATTAGCTTTGCCAGAACCTAAACAGTCTGCAATCAGACTTTTGTAATGAGGAGGTCAGGAATGGAAGAATTGATTGAATTGCTATTGTGGCATGAGCGAGTGAATAAAAAAATGTTATCGTCTGATGAAGAAAAGTCTGACTTTGAAATATATTTAGAGGACGAGAACAGAAAAATTTCACTTATCAAAGAATACCTAACCGACTATGAAAAACTAGCTAAGGACTATCGTGATGTGGCCCTTAAAAATAAGCTGTTAAAGCTTGAAAAAATGGAACTGGAGGGCAGGTATATCTATGAGGATATGCGGATGAAGTACCGTGCCAATCGTAGGAAATGGGGTGTAAGATTATGGCGTTAAAAAACAAGCGGTATTTCTGGATTCAACTTGCTCAAGATTTTTTCAAGTCTAAAGAAATGAAATTGCTTCGTAAGATTGCAGGTGGCGATACGCATACTATCATCTATCTCAAAATGATGTTGATTAGTTTAGAGGATGGCGGGCACATCTACTATGATGGACTTGCTGACAACCTTGCTGAAGAAATCGCTCTTGTCATTGATGAGAATGTTGAAGATATTAAAATCACTTTGATTTTCTTGGAGAGTAAGGGCTTGCTAACTAGAAAAAATGATATGGTTTATTTCTTAGAGCAAGTTCCTGAGATGGTAGGTAGTGAAACCGCAAGTGCCAGAAGAGTTCGCAAGTCTCGTGAAAACAAAAGGGTGTTACATTGTAACAAAGATGTAACAAAGTGTATCGGAGATATAGATATAGAGAAAGATATAGATACAGAGATAGAGAAAGATGTAGATGAAAATCCAGTCGCACTCATCGTGGAAGAATATCAATCTCGTATCGCTCTGTTGGATGGAACTCAATTTGAACTCTTGAAAGAGTTCATCACATTAGATGGCATGGAAGCAAAGGTTGTCTTGAAAGCAATCGATCTTGCTGCTGACAATGGTAAAAGAAATTTTAGTTATATCAGAGCGATTTTGACCAATTGGAAGAACGATGGAGTTTTGACTATTGCAGCAGTCGATGAACGTGAGCGAGCGTACAAAGAAAGCAAAATCAGCAAACGTCCAGGTAATCAGAAATCAAATGTTCCTGAATGGTCACAGCCTAACTATGTCAACAATACTAGTGATGAGACCAAGAAGGAGCTCGAAGAGCGTAAACGTGAACTACTTGAAAGGCTTGAAAATGGAGGTGGCTGATGTTTATTTTAAAACATGGGACAAAAGAGGATAAGCCGTTTCTGATGTCCGCAGTTATCGGAGTGACTGGCTTGGACATTTCATATTCTGAGGATAAGAAAGCCTTGCGGTTTGTTTCTCGGGGGGCAGCCCTACAGGTAGGAAAGGCATTGAGGGGTTCCTTTGGGAATTTTTACCCTGTTGAGGTGGAGTGATGTTAGAGCTTTACTTCGTCCACAACGGGCACTGCAAGTTTTACCTTGGGACGTTTGACAATGTCGATGATCTCATTGAGCATATGGAAGACCATCAGTGGGCTTTCTCGGCTATCACTCATCCAAGGCTTCAAAAGCACATTGGTCAGCGGACGACACGGTTTGACTACGGTGCGAAGGATTGTTACTATTTAGCAACTTTCTCAGGAGGAGAAGAAAATGATTGAACTTATTAAAGAATTTGGAATGGCTATTCTGTGCTTTTTTATCGGTTACTCAGTTGTGGAATGTGCGACAGGAAAGGAAAAGAAAGATGATTAATAATGTTACGTTAGTGGGGCGCTTGACGAAAGACCCTGAATTAAAATATACGCCGTCGAATGTGGCGGTTGCTACCTTTACTCTGGCGGTCAATCGGAATTTCAAGGGAGCAAACGGCGAGCGAGAGGCGGACTTCATCAACTGTATGATGTGGCGCAAGCAGGCTTCGGCCGGATATTTGATTGTGAAAGAATTGAGATTGAGGAGGTGGAGTGATGGTACAAACGCTTGAAGAAGGAATGAAGAATCAAAGTAAACGCATAAAAATCCCAAGGGAAATCAGACCGTTTGATGTGGGTTATCGAATAGTAAATAAACACGGTCAAGCGCTTGCCTTAAAAAACGGAGCAAGCATATTCGCTCTACCTTCGCTAGCTGAAAAAGCCATTAAGAAAGAGTTTAGTAAAGATGACCCAGACTTTGACATTGAAAAACATTTTGTCGAAGAGGTTGCTGTTGTTAATTTAAGTAAATTTCATAGTTATTTTGAGGAGGTGGAGTGATGGAAGATGTGCAAAATATTTTAGAGACGCAATTGATTTTAGGTAAGCAAGTTTTAGAAATTGTATTGGATTTGCTAAAAGACGATTTAAAAACAGGAACAGTTCTACCTTTAAACATAAATGACCATGAATTTACGATTACTATAGAAAAGGAGGTAAAGTGATGGCATGGATATTGTAGATTTATATCTGGAGCATGGAGATTTTAGAACAGCTGTACGCTTGAGTGGTTTACCAATGCACATTGCGCATATCAAATTACGTAAAGCTGGTGTCTTGAAGATTACTGATAAAATCCAATTTGGCAGTAAAGGGGCTAAGTTAGGTGGACAAGCAGAACAGTTGTTTCAGACTCTAGTACCTGACGCTGTTGATGCCAATGCGCTTTTCGAGAAAAATAACCCTATCTATGATTTTGTTTTTAAAAATATGACGATTGATGTGAAATACAGTTCGTTATATTCTGGAGGAAATACAAATTATTGGAGGATTAGGTGCAAAGGTAAGCAAGATTTCATAGTTGCATTTTTGGAAAGAGAACAAAGTACAGGCGTTGACAACCCTTATTGTCTCTTGCTTCCAATGGATTTTGTAGATATGAAGTATATGCACATATCGCCTAATGGTAATTGGTTCAAAGAGTTTCAAGTAGAACCAGAAGAGTTGCGAGGAATTTTAAATGACTACGCAGAATTGAGAGAAATAGGTCAGTTTTAAATAAATGGAAAAGAGGTGTTATCATGAACACAATAGAAAAAGTCAAACAATGGTTTATTGACCGCGGCCTTAAATACGGTGGACGGTTGGACAAGCAGTCTTTGAAGCTTATCGAAGAGTTCGGTGAGTTATGCGCAGGCTATCTCAAGAAAAATGAGAAAATAACAAAGGATAGTATCGGAGATTGTGCGGTCGTGATTGTCGGTCTGGCTTTACTGATTAAAGAGGATGTACAAGAGATTTTTGAGGGATTAAATCGCGTTGAAGAAGTAGATGTAATGAACTGTTTTAAAGGCTTAAATTTAAACATTTGTGCAATTCTATCATATAGCGATAGAAGATACAATGGAATATTTCGTTATGATTTAGTATTCGCGGTTGAATATCTAAAATCAATCAGCAATATTCTCCGTTATGATTTTGAAGAATGCTTTGAACTGGCATATCAAAAAATCAAAGACCTCAAGGGCCGTTGGATTAACGGCACGTTTGTCAAAGAGGAGGATTTGGTATGATACTGAAATTTAGAGCGTGGATAAAAACAGAAAAATGTTTTGCTGATTATATAGAGTCAATTCGATTTTACATAAACGAAATAGACTTATGCTGGGGTGGAATTTGCGAAAGCGATTGTTTTGATTTTAATGACGTTATCCTCATGCAATCAACAGGATTGAAAGACAAGGACGGGAAGGAAATCTTTGAGGGGGATATAGTACAATTTGAAGATTGTCATGAGGTGTCTGATTTCCTGTATATAAACACAGGTATTATAGAATGGTGTCAAGGCGGCTTTCATGTTACCAATAGAGACTCTGTGTTAATGGAAGATTTGCTCGATGGAGACTCATTAGATGTTACAATCATCGGCAATATCTACGAAACCCCTGAGCTTTTGGAGGATAACAAATGAAACCAGAAATAATTGATAACATAAACAAACCAAGCCACTACCAAGGCGCAAACGGTCTTGAGGCTATCGATGTTGTGCATAACTTCGTTGGGAACCTTTCTGGAGCGTCTGCTTTCTTTTGGGGCAACGCAATCAAATATATGCTTCGGTTCCAGAAGAAAAACGGTCTTGAAGACCTGAAGAAAGCACGCAAGAACCTAGATTGGTTGATTGAGGAGATGGAACATGAGAATAAAAACATCAAATGATTCTATCATCAACGTTGATAGCGTGAAGAATAGCATCACAATTGAAGGAGTTGAGTTTGGATCAGATTGTCGTGCGCTGATCTCTAAACACACAGACGGGACAGGGACAATAACTCTGATATTTGAAGGGAAAATTATTTGAAATACGCAAGGAGATTTGCAAGATGCAGCTAAGATTGAAAGAACTTAGAGAGGACCTGTGTCTCTCTGTCAAAGATATGGCCAGAGATACAGGTGTCTCCCAAAACACAATTCATTTGTACGAGCGAGGTGGATATCCGTCCATTAAGTAAATTGAAATGATTGCTAAAACCTATGATGTAAATCCTGCTTGGTTAGTTGGGTGGATAGATGATGAAATGATGTCTGGAATACAGGTAGTCGAAAAAGTGGTCTACAAAGAAAGCCCAACAGCAAGATTGCCAGATTATTTCAACAACAATAACGAAGGTAAGATTATCAAGTGGAAGCAATCACGAAGATATCGAGGGGGTAGGAATTGAAGAAATTAAGCGACGAAGACCTCAAAACATTAGACAGAGAACTTTTCAAATTTCAAAACATTCAACGGACAATAGATTTGAGAAGGCTAGAACTAGAAACTCGAAATCCAGATTCTCAAAGTGGGCCCAGCGTAGGAATAAGCAAACCTACCGAAACCATTGCAATCAGAATAGCGGATGATCCAACCTTAAAATTTCTCGAAGGGTTCAAAGCTATTATTAACAAACTCCTGATCAATCTAGTTGATGAGGATAAGGAAATTTTTAATCTGCGCTGGAGATATCCTCAACTGAGATGGGAAGAAATAGCAGAACAGAAATTCATGAGCAAAGCTACAATCTATCGACGTAGAAGGATTATCCTAGAGCAGTACGCTATTTTGAAAGGTGAGCTATAAATAAACATGAGACAAAAGACATCTTGAAGTCTCACAAAAAAAGGGTTATTATGATAGCATGAACTTCTGAAACAAAAACACACATCACACTTTAGGAGTCATCCTTAATTCTAGTCAGAAAAGTTGTCCAACAGAAGTATCGTCAAGAGTCAGCAAATGCTGGCTTTTTGTTTTGGGAAAGGAGGTAGAATATGGAATTTGTATCACCGATAAAAGATAATGACGACATTCAGGCGATGAAAGATTATCTCAGAGAGTGGAATGAGATGTATTATATGCTATTCATCACAGGTCTGAATACTGGTTTGCGAGTCGGAGATATACTTACCTTGAAAGTTAAAGATGTCCAGGGATGGCACATCAAGCTGAGAGAACGGAAGACTGGCAAGCAGATAACAAGACGGATGACAAAAGAACTCAAGAAAGAAATGAGAAGATATGTCGAAGACAAACCATTTCATCATTTCTTATTCAAGAGTAGGCAAGGGAAAAATAAAGCAATCACTCGTGAGCGAGCCTATCAAATCATACATGAAGCAGCTGAAGAACTTGGCATTGATAATGTTGGCACACATACAATGCGCAAGACATTCGGCTATAAATATTACAACAAGACAAAGGACGTAGGGACATTACAGAAAATGTTCAATCACTCATCACCTGCAATAACCTTGAGGTACATAGGAATAGAACAAGCAGAGCTTGATGATGCTTTACGGAACTTTGTCATTTAATTTTTTTAGATATTACTTTCACATAATGAGTTAAGCATAAACTGAAAAAATGCAACTCTTTAAAACCTATGCCTAGTAAGGGTTTGAGATTTAGAGTGAGTTTAACAAAATATAAGATATGTGAAAGTGAGGGGTAAAATTGGTATAGTTACAGGAGATAGAAAATGATAAAAGAATACCGTGATGATTTTCTTGGAGAAAAGGCATTCGAGAAATTAAATAAAGATATTGATGCGAATCCTGGCGTTGGCTTTGAAATTGTTGGATATACTCAAACAGCATTTGTAAATGGAATGCACATACCGCTAACAGCCATACTAGTAAAATGGGGTAATTTTTTTAAAGAATCAGAATGAGACAAAAGACGTCTTGAAGTCTCACAAAAAAAGGTTTATTATGGTAGCATAGATTTCTTGTATGAGGAGGGGATAGGTCAGAGGCCTGTCCCTTTTAGCGTTGAGAAAGGAGGTTTGAGATGTATAACAAACCTATCAGACCATCCTTGAGATCTAAGAAGTGGGAGAAGTTCCGTGATAGGATAATGCGTAAGCATGATTATCTTTGTCAAGAAAGTTTGAGGTATGGAATTTCAGTAGCAGCTGAAATGGTACATCATATCTTTCCAGTATCTGAATATCCTGAACTTGAATTCGTTGAGTGGAATTGTTTGCCACTGACAAACAAGAAACACAATACGTTTCACGATAGAAAGAATGATAAGATTATCAATCAAGGATTATTTTGGCAAAGAAAGAGAAAAAAGGAATTTGAAGAATTTTATGGATACCCCCCACCTCTTTGAAAAATCATTTTGGCCAGTAGGGTACCGGTGAAGGGAACTTTTTCCAAGTCGGGGGCCTTCAAACAAAAAGGGGGTAAAAACTAAGCGATTTTGACGGAAGGAGGTATTTTTTGGCTAAACCAATTACAGCAAAGTCGATTAAGTCAAAAGTGGTCAAGCAGATGAAAGACTTGGGCACTTATCGGAAAGAGTTCGAAATGATCATCGACATTTTCGCAGGTATGCTATACCAGTATCAGAAACTTGCTCAAGATTATGCTGACATGGGTTATCCAGTAACAGATACCTACGTCAACAAAGCTGGTGCTGAAAATGAGCGCAAAGTTCCAATCTTGACAGCGATGGAAATTTTGAGAAAAGATATTCTTAGCTACTCTAATCAGTTGATGATGAATCCGAAGTCGCTCGGTGAGGTAGTAGAACAAGAAGGTGATTCAGTTCTTACTGAGGTCCTGAAGTTCAAGAACGAAATCAAAAAGAAGCGAGTGGCTGGCAATGGGTAATCTTGGCAAAGCGAAAGAGTATGCTCAGCACGTCATTTCTCACAGAGAGGAACATTGTGAGGAGAACATTCTTGCAGCTGAACGTTTCTTACGTGATCTTGAAAATCCTGAGTTTGAAATGGATGAGGAAATTGTTGATTTCGTTGTTCACTTCATCGAGAATACAATAGTCCATCAGCAGGGTGATGATATGTTTGCGGTGTCTATCCGTAACAAGCCATTACTCTTGCAACCGTGGCAACATTTTGTAGTTGTGAATCTGTTTGGGTTTTACTACAAGGGTACAAATGAGCGCAGATTCAAAGAAGCGCTTATCATGCTAGCTCGGAAGAATGGGAAGACATCGTTTACTGCTGCAATCGCGCTTGCTTATCAGATATTAGATACAGATAGCGGTTCAAAATGTTACATCGTGGCCAACTCGGTCAAGCAAGCTATGGAAGCCTTTGGATTCTTAAAATTCAATGTAGAGCGATGGAATGACAAGAACATTCGTATCAAGGATAACAACCAGGAACACTCAATCACTGCTAATTTTGGTGTCGAGGGTTCTTTCTTTATCCAGGCATTGGCCAACGATGAAAGTCGTTTGGACTCATTGAACGGTAACGTAATTATCCTAGACGAAGCTCACACGATGAGAAACAGCAAGAAGTACGGTCTTATGAAGAAAACAATGTCAGCATACCGAAACAGTATGCTTTTTGTTATCTCTACGGCTGGTGATATTCCTACTGGATTCCTTGCTAACCGTCTGAAATATTGTCAAAAGGTCCTTAAGCAATTGGTCAAGGATGATTCCTTGTTCATGTTTATCTGCAAAGCTGACCAGACGACTGATGGAGACGTGGGCGACTACCTGGACGAGAATGTCCTAAAAAAAGCCAACCCTTCGTGGGGAGTGACGGTGTCGCTCAAGGCTCTGAGAGAAGAAGCCGAACAGGCTATGAACGATCCACAGACAAGAAATGAGTTTTTCAACAAGACTTTGAATATCTTCACAAACTCTATGAATGCTTATTTCAATCCTGATGAATTCATAGCTTCAGATAGTCAATACGATTGGACATTGGAAGAGCTAGCACGCTTGCCTATCCAGTGGTATGGTGGCGCCGACTTGTCAAGGCTGCACGACTTGACCGCTGCTGCTCTTTATGGGGTTTACCATGATGGTGAGAAAGATGTTGATATTTGCATCACACACGCTTTCTTTCCTCGTGTCAATGCTCAGAAGAAAGCCAATGATGACGGGATTCCACTCTTTGGGTGGCAGTCTGATGGCTGGCTGACGATGAGCAATACTCCGACCGTTCTCTATGATGATATTGTCAAATGGTTTATCAAGATGAGAGAGAAAGGGTTCAAGATTGCTGCTGTCGGAATGGATAGGAAGTTTGGCCGTGAGTTCCTGACGAAGATGAAACAAGCTCGCTTCAAGATGATTGACCAACCTCAGCTTTTTTATCTGAAATCAGAGGGATTCAGACGGATTGAGTTCAAAGTTAAGAATAAAGAGTTTTACTATCTTCATTCTGATGCTTACGAATACTGTGTGAGCAATGTTAGAGCAATTGAAAAGGTGGACGATGCTGTGCAATATGAGAAATTAGACGGTGACGGTGGTACTGCAAGAATTGACTTGTTCGATGCCAGCGTTTTTGCTTGCATTCAGGCTCTTGCTAATCTTGGTAAGAATCAGAATGTCATGAGCTTCTTTGATTAGAGAAAGGAGGTGAGGAAAGATGGGGCTTTTAGATAGGTTTTTGAAACGTGGTAAGAGTCGAGGTGGAACGAATGTTATCACTCATTCAGATTTTGATCTTTATATCGACGGTGATAGCTATGTGCCACTGGCTCGCAATCCTGATGTGATTGCTGCGGTCAACAAGATTGCTGACATGGTATCAAATATGACCATTCATTTGATGGAGAATACCGACAAGGGAGACATACGAGTTAAAGACGGACTAGCTAGAAAAATTGATGTAAATCCATGCGAAAATATGACTCGCAAGACTTGGATTTTCAAGATTGTGCGTGACCTATTGCTATTCGGTGACGGAAACTCAGTTCTTCATGTTGAGTATGATCCTGTGAATGATTATATTTTGAACCTGAGACCATTCTCTATGAGTGAAGTTTCTTTCAAAAGTGATGATGTTAGTTATATCGTGAATTATCGTGGTATCGACTACAACCCAAGCGAAATCGTGCACTTTGTAATCAATCCAGATCCAGACAATCCATTTGTAGGGACTGGATATAGGCTTGCTCTGAGGGATATTGTTAGGAACTTAAATCTTGCTACTCAAATCAAAAAAGGATTTATGAATGGAAAGAACGTTCCTAGCCTGATTGTTAAGGTTGATTCTTCGGATGGAGAATTGGGCACGCAAGAGGGACGAGACAGGGTTGCTAAGAAATACTTAACAACAAGTCAGGCAGGTGAGCCGTGGATTATTCCTGATGCTTTGTTGAGTGTAGAGCAGGTTAAGCCGCTTAGCTTAAAAGATATCGCTATTAATGAATCTGTTGAAATTGACAAGAAAACAGTTGCTGGGCTTTTGGGAGTTCCAGCTTTTATTTTAGGAGTTGGTAGCTTTGATAAAGAAGAATACAACAACTTTGTCAATACAACGGTCATGAGCATTGCTACGACAATCACTCAGACCTTAACTAGAGACTTACTCGTTTCAAACAATCGGTATTTCAAACTGAATGCTCGCTCGCTTTATTCGTATGACATTACAGAGTTATCTTCAGTTGCTGAACAGATGACTAAAAGCATGGCAATGCGTCGAAATGAGTGGAGGGATTGGCTTGGGATGCCGCCTGATCCTGATATGGATGAGCTCCTCGCTCTTGAAAATTATCTACCACAAGACAGACTTGGGGACCAAAAGAAACTGAAAGGGGGTGAGGAAGAGAATGAACAAACGGAATAGTTATCGTACCGCTCAATTTAAAACACGAGAAGAAGCTGACAGCGGTGATTTGATTTTGAGTGGGTACTTTATCAAGTTTGATGAAGTTACTGAACTATGGCCAGGCTACTTTGAGGTAATCAAGCGTGAAGGTGTTGAAAAAGCCATCAAAGGAGCTGACATCAGGGCATTATTTAATCATGATGATAGTTTGGTGCTTGGTCGTACTGGTAACGGGACGGTCATTTTAGGAGTTGATGAAATCGGACTTTACGGCGACATCATCATCAACAAGGATGACCCGCAAGCTGTTGGGGCCTATGCTCGTGTTCAGCGTGGCGATGTGATTGGATGTAGCTTTGGTTTCATCCCAATCAAAATCAATACGGAAGAGCAAGCAGATGGTTCGTACCTGGACACTATCTTAGAATTAGAAATCTTTGAAGTGAGTCCATGTACTTTCCCAGCCTATCCGCAAACGGAAATTGCTGCACGACAGAAAGACTTTGAAAGTCAACAACGTGCCAATCGTGAAGCGCTGGACAAGCGCAAGAAAGAAATTAAGGAGAAATTTAACCTATGCACAAATCATTGATTTTAGGCGCTCGCATGCGCAACAAAGCAGAAAAAGTGGTGGAACTTGAAGAATCAATCAAAGAATTGAACAAGCGTTCTGAACTTGAAGCGAAAAAATTGGATCAAGCTGGAAATGATGAAGAAGTTTCAGCAGTTGAAAAGAACCTGGAAGATATCCAAAAAGAATTGGATGAAAAATTGGCAGAAAAAGAACAACTTGAAAAGGAAATCGAAGATTTGAAAAATCAAGTTGAAGAACTGAATCGTAAGGCACCGACTTATCCAAGCAAAGAACATCGTGGAGGACAAAAATTGGAACAACGTGACGCAATTGCTAAATACATTCGTACTGGTCAAACTCGTGACATCGTAGGCTTGAAAACTACTGATTCAGGAAGCGCAGCTTTAATCCCTACTGAAGTTTTGAAACCTCATTTTGTTAACAAAACACGTAATCCACTTTTGGATCTTGTGGAACGTGTGAAAGTTAACAGTGGATCTGGTAAATATCCAGTTATCAAGAAAACGGATGGTGTAATGGTTTCAACAGATGAATTGAAATCAAATCCAGAACTCGGAAAACCAGCAATCAGCGAGATTGATTATTCAATCAAGACTTACCGTGGATATGTACCTGTGTCACAAGAAATGATTGACGACGCAGACTATGACATCATGTCCATTGTTGAAGACGAAGTGTTCAATCAAGGTGAAAACACTGAATTGTCATTAGTTACAGCTGTCCTCAAAACAGCTACCAAAGCAGATGCGGCTGGATTTGATGGTATTAAAGATATCTACAACAAGAAGCTTAAATCAATTTATAAAGCAAGCATCGTTGTAACTAAGTCAATGTTTGCTGCACTTGACAAGGTGAAGGATAAAGATGGGCGCTATATGCTTCAAACTGATGTAGCTTCACCTACTGGCTATTCATTTGGTGGGAAAACAATCTACAAAGTAGATGACGTAGTGTTTGGAAACGAAGGAGACATGAAATTCTTCATCGGAGATGTTACTGAGTTCGTCAAAGAGTTTGACCGTTCTCAAGTATCCGTTAAATGGGTGAACAATGACATTTACGGACAATTGCTTGGGCTTTTTATCCGTTTGGATATTAAGAGAGTAGATGAAGAAGCTGGATTCTTTGGAACCTATACTGATGTTGTAGCTTAAGGAGGTAACGTATGAGCTATAAAGTAATCCGTCCTTTCAAGGACTTGGCTGATCCTGAAAAACATGACTATGCTGTTGGTGATATCTTTCCTCGTGAAGGATATGAGCCCACAGATAGCTTTACCAATGGCCTTTTGACTGGTGCCAACACTGCTGGCTCTATCTTCCTTGAGGTTTTGGGAGATGATGAGCCTAAGAAACCAGCTCCTGAAACAAAAGAAGTTAAGGAAGAGCCCGCAGTTGAGCAGGAAGAAACAGTTAAGGAAACAGTTGAGGAAACTGCTGAAGAGCCTGCTAAGGAAGTTGAGGAGTAAACATGGACGAAGGTCAGCTTTTAGAATTGCTGAAGCTTAAGCTGGGTATTTCAACCCGCTTGAGAGACAAGCCGTTAGAAAAAATCATTTCAAGTGTCGTCACTGAATTGACCGATAACCTCGGTATCGAGCTTGTCGGTGAGCGTGCTGACCATGAAATGTTTATTGTTGACTATGCTGCTTATCGCTATGAGGGTGGGGTGGATATGCCACGTCACCTTCAATGGCGACTGCATAATTTACAGATAGCATCAAAGAAAGAGGTCAAGAATGTGGAATCATGAAATCAAACTGATCTCTAAAAAAGTCACAGGTAAGGACAAGTTACTACAACCAATCTCTGAAGATGTTGAAGTTACTCTGTTGTGTCGTAAAAAGAAGGTTACTCGCTCTGAATTTTATCAAGCAAATCAGGCAGGTCTAAAACCGAGCTTGGTCGTTGAGATTCGAAATTTTGAGTATGAGAATCAAGAGTTTGCGAAGTTCGAAGGTAAGCAATATCGTATCTTGAAAACCTATCCTATAGATTCTGAAATTTTAGAGTTGACTTTGTCAGAGGTGTTGAAATGAGCTTAACAAGTGATTTAGCGAATGAAATTGCAAAGGCAATGGCAGAGTACTCTGCTGAGGTAGAAGATAAGATTGACCTGATTGCTGAGGACGTTGTAAACGAGGCTGTTACGGAATTAAAAACAACAAGTCCAAAACGTTATGGAAAGTATGCTAGAAATTGGCGCTTCAAGAAAAATGCTAAGGGGTCATACGTCATCTACAACGCGGCTCCAACCTATCGTTTAACTCACTTACTAGAAAATGGGCATGTTTTGAGAAATGGCGGTCGTAGTCGGGCATTTCCACATATTAAACCTGTTGAGGAGAAAGTTAAAGAAAATTTTGAGAAGCGTATCAAGGAGATTGGAAAATGAAGCTATCAGACTTTGCTGCTATTTTGGAACAGGTAAACTTGCCTGTCACCTATCGAGCGTTTAAAACTGGGAACGCTCCTGGCCTACCTTACCTAGTCTATTATGAATCAAGTCCAGTCATCAATGCAGCTGACAACACGGTTAATCATCAGATTAAGAGCGTGACAGTTGAGCTGGCTTTTGAGAATAAGGATGAAGATTTGGAAGAACGTCTGGAAGAGCTGTGGACAACCCACGAGCTCTTTTTCGATGTTCAAGAAGAAACATTTATCGAGACTGAAAGACTCTATGTCAAGTCTTATACGGTCTATCTATACTAAGGAGGAATGACATGACTCAAGAAAATAAAGTAACCTATGGTTTAAAAAATGTTCACGTTGCGCCAATTAAATCAATTGGTGCAGATGGAGTGATTGCTTACGATGAAATTTTCCGCTTTCCTGGGGCAATGGAATTGACATTGGATCCAAAAGGTGAATCAACACCAATCAAAGCAGATGATATCGATTATCACTTCATGAACTCAAACGAAGGGTATGATGGGAAATTCAAAATCTCTCACATTATTGAAATGTTTGCGACTAAGATTTTGGGTGAAATCAAAGATGCTCAGACGGGTGTTTTGACTGAAAAAGCTGATGCAGAATTCACATCATTTGCCTTGATGTTCGAATTTTCAGGGGACAAGAATAAAACACGTCACGTTCTTTACTATTGTTCAGCGAGTCGTCCAGGCAATGGCTCAAAAACCAAAAATGGTACAAACGTCAACGAGCGTGAACTTGGCTTTAAAGCAAGTCCTCGTCCTCTTGATTCAGTTGTTAAACGTTCTATCACATCAGCTGATAATAAGGAAATCTATGACAACTGGTTCAAGAAAGTGTATGAACCTACTGCGGTGGCAGCTTAAGGAGAAGATCTATGCGTAAAATCGTTTTGGTTGGTGATCAGGAGTATGAGTTGGGGACCAATGGCTATACTCCTATCGCCTACAAGCAACAATTTGGGAAAGATTATTTTCAAGATTTGTTCTCAATGTTGAAAAATCAATCATTCATGAATGAATTGAACAAGCTGGAAACCGACAAAGAGTTGACAGCGACTGATATTGACGTTTCGATGTTGTCAGATTTTGACATGACCTTTTTCAACCGTCTTTTTTGGACCTTTGCTAAATCTGCAAATCCTCAAATCAAGCCTTATGAACAATTCTTCATGGAAATGGAAATCTTCCCGATTCAGGAAGTTGGACCTGTGCTGATGGAAATGCTGAATGCGAGCATGACGACAAAAAAGCACCAGATGAATCAGAATCAGCTAGTGAAGAAATCTTCACAGTAGAGTCTTATCTGTCCTGCTGTAAAGAAACTGGTCTGTCTATCGATGATCTAAAACACATCTCAATCGGAATGGCGCTGGATTATCAGACGGATTATGTGAATTTACGGAGTGAGGACAAGGGTGGCGAACGGAAAGCCACACAAGCTGATTTTGACAGTTTTTAAAGAAAAAAATGAGTGCTGAGAGAGCGATTCTGAGGTCAAGTTCATTGTCCTAACTGCATTATCAGTCGTAGAAGTTCTCTCAGCGCTTTTCTATTTTTTGTGAAAGGAGGAAATATGGCAGGAAATATCAAAGGTATCAAAATTGAAATCGATGGCGACACTCAGCCCTTACAAAAGGCCCTGAAAAATGTCAATAAGGCTGCTACTGATGCAAGTCAGGAGTTGAGACAGATTGACAAAGCATTGAAGTTTGATACAGGGAACGTAAGGCTCCTGACTCAGAAGCAAGAAGTCTTGCAAAAGCAAGTTTCTACGACCAAGGAGAAACTAGAAACCTTGAGACAAGCTCAGTCTCAGGTGGAGCAGCAATTCAAAAATGGTGATATCGGTGCTGACCAGTACCGTGCTTTCCAACGTGAAGTAGAAGTTACTCAAAACGTCCTAAAAGGATATGAGGGTAAGCTTGCAAGCGTGAACCAGGTGCTTGCTGAGAATGGGAGTGCTACTCAGAACAACAAGAACCAATTAAAAGAGTTGCAAAATGAGCAGAAGCAACTGGCTAGCGAGAATGAAAGAGTAGTCAGTTCATTCAAATTGCAAGAAAGTCAGCTAGGAGCTAATGCAAGTGAAGCTGACAAGTTGGCGCTTGCTGAGAAAAGAATTGGAGCTCAATCTGATATTGTTGCCCGGCAGATTGAAAATCTAGAAAAGCAACTAGCTCTTACAAAGCAAGAGTATGGTGAAAATTCAGCTGAAGCCAATAAGATGGAAACGCAGTTGAATCAAGCTAAAACAGCTTACTCGAATCTCTCTCAAGAGATGAGTAACCTTGGGAACGCTGGCAAACAAGCGAGCGGAACCTTAAGCGAGACAAACAATCTCTTAAAAGCTGAATTGCTCAATCAATTTTCTGGAAAACTGTCAGATATCAGTCAAAAATTGGTTGATTTCGGGAAGAGTGCTCTTGAAGCCTTTCGTCAAGTAGATGAGGGGATGGACACCATTGTCACTAAAACTGGCGCTGGTGGAAAAGCACTTGAAGACATGCAAAAAATCGCAAATGATATTGCAACAGCGTTACCAACAGACTTCTCAACCGTAGGTAATGCTGTCGGAGAGGTTAATACTCAATTCAAATTAACTGGCGATGCATTAAAAAACGCATCGGAAGATATAATTAAATTTGCGGAAATCAATGGTTCGGATGTTACGAATGCAACAATACAATCTAAACAAGCTATAGAAGCTTATGGATTCTCTGTTGACGACTTATCAAAAGTTTTGGATTCTACTACGTTTGTGGCTCAAGAAACTGGGGTTTCAGTTGATGATTTGATGAAGAAGGCAACAGATGGAGCTCCACAAATTAAACTTCTTGGATTAAGTTTTGAAGAAGCAGTGACTCTAATTGGGCAACTTGAACAGCACGGTGTAGACTCATCAGCTGCTTTATCAGGTTTGACAAAGGCTGCGGGAGCCTATGCCAAAAAAGGCAAATCCATGACAGAGGGATTGAAAGAAACCATTGATTCTATCAAAAATAGTAAGAGCGAGACAGAAGCTCTTAGTATTGCGATGGAAATTTTTGGAGCTAAAAAAGCTCCTCAAATGGTTGACGCAATTAAACGTGGTGCACTAAGTTTTGAAGAGTTGGGTTATACTGCTGAAGTCTCAGGTGGATTAGTATCTTCAACTTTTGAATCTACGTTGGATCCGATTGATAAATTCAAGACTGCGCAAAATTCAGTAACATTAGCTATGTCTGAAGTAGGTGCTGCAATTGCAGAAGTCTTAGCTCCTGTTTTTGAAATGTTAGGAAATATCGTCAAGGGGCTTGCTGAATGGTTTAGCAGTTTACCTGGACCGATTAAAGAGTTTGTAGTAGTTATGGGTACTGTCGTGGCTATTGTAGGTGTAATTGTCCCTATATTTTTAACACTACAAGCGGCTGCAACTGCTTTGGAAATTTCAATTGGTGCAATGATTACAGCTGCTCTACCAATTATTGGAACAGCTTTAGCGATTGCTGCTGCGGTCGCAGGAGTAATAATCGTTTTAAAATATCTCTGGGAAACTAACGAAGGTTTTCGTGAAGTCGTTACAACCGTCTGGAATGCGATTCTTGAGGTTATCAATGCAGTCGTATCAGAGATTTCTAATTTTGTCATGAGTATCTTTGGAACGGTTGTTGCTTGGTGGACGGAGAACCAGGAACTTATTCGAGCAAGTGCTGAGACTGTCTGGAATGCTATCTATACGGTTATAAGCACAATTCTGGAAATTTTAGGTCCACTCATTCAAGCTGGTTGGGATAATATCCAACTTGTCATTAAAACAGCTTGGGAAATCATCAAGACCGTTGTTGAGACCGCAATAAACGTTGTCCTTGGTATCATTCAAGCAGTTATGCAGATCATCAATGGTGATTGGTCAGGCGCTTGGGAAACTATTAAGGGGGTATTCTCTACTGTATGGCAAGCTATCCAAAGCATTGTTCAGACTATTTTCTCAGCCATTCAGAGCTACATTTCAAATATTCTCAACGGCATTTCAGGAACTGTATCAAATGTCTGGAATGGTATCAAGGATACTGTCTCAAATGTGTTAAATGCTATATCTAGCACAGTATCAAGTGTTTGGGAAGGTATTAAGAGTACCATTTCAGGAGCTATCAATGGTGCAAAAGATGCTGTATCTTCAGCTATTGAAGCTATCAAGGGATTGTTTAACTTCAGTATCAGCTGGCCACACATTCCGCTACCGCACTTTTATGTGAGCGGGTCGGCCAATCCATTAGATTGGTTGAGTCAAGGTGTTCCAAGTATTGGAATTGAATGGTATGCCAAAGGCGGTATCATGACAAAACCGACCATTTTTGGAATAAATGGTAATAACATGATGGTTGGTGGCGAAGCTGGGAATGAAGCAGTATTACCGCTTAATGATAAGACACTTGGTGCCATCGGTCGGGGCATCGCTCAGACTATGGGTGGAACTTCACCGACCATCAACATTACTATTACTGGTAACACCGTCAGAGAAGAAGCTGACATCATTCGGATTGCTGATGAGGTGGCTCAGCGCATTGCTGACGAGTTGCAACGTAAGACACAATTGAGAGGAGGATTTACATGATAAAGCATAATGAGCTTGTGATTGACGGTGTGCGAACATCGTCTTTTCCGTTTAAAGTCATTGTCCATGACTCTCCTTCAATCGCTCTGGGAGAGAGCAAGACGGCTCTCTTGGAGCATGGTGGTATCAGTGGAGCAATCGTTCAGACAAACAAGCATAGGGAACTGGTCAAGAAACCTTATACGATTTACTTGGTCAAACCTACTGAAGAACAGATGAACCAATTTATGAGTCTGTTTATCCGTGAAAAGTTCTGGCTAGAGAGTGAGCGAGTCAAAACAACTCGTCTTTGGTGCTATAAGGTCAATGTGAGCGACCTTGAAGAAGTGCAACCTGGTCTTTACATGACCAAAGCAACCTTCACTTGCCACCCTACAAAATACTTCAAAGGCTCCGATACACAGAGATTGACAAGAAGTGGAACCTTGACCGTTCAAGGTTCTGCTCTTGCATTTCCTAAAATCACAATCGTTGGCCAGAGTGCTTCTGAGACTTCGTTCACAATCGCTGGTCAGGTCATCAGGCTTGAAAAGCTCTCAGAATCGCTTGTGATGGTCAATAATCCTGACAATCCTAGCTTCAAAACGACAACAGGGAAGGCAGTGAAATGGTCAGGGGATTTTATCACAGTTGATCCAGCGAAAGTGAAGAATGTTGGGGTTGTTTTAGGTCCAGGTATTCAATCGATTGAAATCGAAACAGTTTGGGGGTGGGCATAATTGCTTTATTTACTTGATAAAGATGTAAGAACTGTTCGATGGAACGGGGAGCCACTTCATGAAGCGACTTCAGCGATTGTTAAAGAAACCATGAATGGCGATTTCACCTTAACTGTGAAATATCCTATTTCTGACTCTGGTATTTATCAGCTCATCCAAGAAGATATGCTTATAAAGGCTCCGACCCCTGTTTTAGGAGCGCAGCTATTTCGCATTAAGAAACCTGTTGAGCACAATGACCATCTAGAAATCACATCCTATCACATTTCAGATGATGTGATGCAACGTTCTATCACGCCAATGAGTGTGACTAGTCAGAGCTGTGGTATGGCTCTTTCTCGCATGGTTCAAAACACAAAAACTGCTTTGGGGGATTTTTCTTTCAATAGCGACATCCAGGATCGTAGGACCTTCAACACGACTGAAACAGAAACTCTGTACTCTGTATTGCTGGACGGCAAGCACAGCATTGTTGGTACATGGGAAGGCGAGCTGGTGCGTGATAATTTCGCTCTAACAGTTAAGAGAAGCCGTGGGGAGAATCGTGGTGTTGTTATCACGACACACAAGAATCTGAAGGATTACCAACGCACAAGAAACAGTCAGAATGTTGTCACAAGAATCCATGCCAAATCGACTTTTAAACCTGAAGGTGCTGAAAAGGAAACGACCATCAGAGTGACTGTTGATAGTCCTCTTATTAACTCTTATCCTTATATCAATGAAAAAGAGTATGAGAACAATAACGCAAAGAGCGCTGAAGAGTTGCAGAAATGGGCACAGGCTAAGTTTTCAAATGAGGGCATTGACAAGGTCTCTGATGCTATCAAGATTGAAGCTTATGAACTTGATGGCCAAGTGGTTCATATGGGTGATACAGTCAACCTTAAGAGCTGGAAGCACAATGTTGATGTACTCAAGAAAGCTATTGCTTATGAGTTCGATGCTCTTAAAGAAGAGTACATCTCTCTTACGTTTGATGACAAGGCAGGAGCTGGTGGTTCTAGAACTTCTGGTGGGCTATCTAGCGCAGCCAATGCAATTCTTGGAGTGACAGAATCTGCACAAGAAATCGCCCTAGAAAAGGCTCTTCAAAATGCTGACTTAGGTTTTTATCATCAAGCTGGATTGTTGAGACAGGAAATTTTGGACGGTATCGAACTTGCCAAGGCTAAGGCTGAAGAAGTTAAGAAAGAACTGTCTGACAATATCGACCAGCGGTTTAACAGTTTTAACAACGGCCCTCTACAAGAAGCCAAACGCAGGGCTGAAGAAGTCTTGCGAAATGCTGGCGCAAGCAGCTTACTCGCTCAAGAAGCGAAACGAATTAGTGAGCGAGCAAGAGCAGACATTACTAATCTACAAGCATCTTCTCAAAATGCTCTTAGCCAGATTGAGTCGTTCAAGACTCAATACGGCACTAAGCTGAATGAGGTTAAAAGCACTGCAGACGGTCTGTTTACTAAAATGGGAGCTGTTGAAACTTACATCAGCAAAGACGGTCAGCGACAAGAGAACTTGCAACGTTATGCACGAGACGAGAGCGCTCGTCAAGTCAGCGCCGTACGTGAGCAGATATCCAGAGATTACGTTGGGAAATCAGCTTATCAAGAGGATGTGAGAGGTCTTGAACGTCGATTTAGTGCGATAAGCACGCAGACGAACAATGACATCGCTACAAAAATCTCTCAGTACAAGCAGACGGTCGATGGCCGATTTGCAAACCTTACCTATCAGATAGCTGGAAAGGCTAACCAGACGGATTTCCAGAGAGTCAGAGAAACCAGTCAACTCTATGAGCGGATTATTGGTAGAAATGAAAATGACATCTCTAACAAGGTCGCTCGCATGGCGCTGACGAATCAGTTGTTTCAGGTTGAGGTATCTAAGAATGAAGGCCTAAAAACAGTTCAAAGACAAATCGCTGGGTCGTGGGCTGTTCAGAATATCAACAGTGCAGGCGATTTGATTTCAGGAATCAATCTGGGTGCTAATGGTCAAAATCGTATCGCTGGTAAACTGACTCACATCACTGGAGAAACCTTGATTGACAGAGCCGTTATCAAGTCAGCTATGGTTGATAAGCTGAAAACGGCCAATTTTGAAGCAGGTTCGGTGACTACTACGATATTAGACACTGAAGCAGTGACTGCTGATAAAGTGAGAATGGACCAAGCCTTTGCTAAAAAGCTAGTCGCAAGCAACATCTTCACAGATACCCTCGCGGCTAAAGAAGCCTTTATTAACAAGCTACGTTCAGTCGTAGTTACTGCGAATCTGCTTGAAGGATTTCAAGGTCTTATAGGAGGTTTCAGATTTGGTCAATACAAAAACAGAAATGGTTATTTCATAACAGGAACTGACTCTGTTAGTGTTGGGATGGGTAACGGAGCGAACGCTGGTGCGAACAGAAACGCATTCTGGGCGAATTGGGGGAATAACCTTGATACCCCTGGCCCCAAAGCCTGGTATGTCAACACTGACGGGAAGATGTACTGTAGAAATGAAGTATCTTTTTATTCAACAGTGGATTTCGCAAGTACATCAAAGGTTAATTTCTACTCTAGAATCAATGCTCCGAGAGGAATATGGATTGGCTATGATGATGTGGAAGGTGAAGGGGATAATCCTGATGGTGGATACAATAGAGTTGTCTGGTGGAGTCAAATCGTCACTGGGAAATGGAGACAACACGCTGGAATCACAACCGGTTCGGATAGAAAATTGAAAGATAATATTGAACCGACATCAGTCAAGGCATTGGATAAAATAAATGCTTTAAATTTAGTCGCATTTGACTACATTAAGGATAAGACTCATGAAGAAATCGGTCTGATTGCGCAAGAAGTGTTAGATATTATTCCTGGTGCAGTCGAGAAATATGAGGGAGAGGATAATCATTTAACAATCAATTATTCAAAATTCGTACCTTATTTAATAAAGGCCATTCAAGAGCTGAATCAAAAATTGGAGGAAGTAGCATGAACGAAACAATCGATCAGCTAGTGTTACAATCGCTAGCAACTAAACTAGCTAAAAGTGAATTGGAATCGGCTCAAAATGAGGCGTTTTACCAACTCGCAACAAGCGAATTAAAAGCAATGAACGAGGTCTTGGAATACGATCCGGCTCTCAAAGAACTTTTCGAAGAAATCAAACAAAAAATGCAAAAAGGAGAATAGAACATGACACAAACATACGAACTAGCAAATAACCCTTATTTCCGTCAACCAGAGAACGTCACAATCGTGACAATCAAGAAAGAACATGGGCAACGCTATAGCTATGAGCAAGCAGGCTTGTCTGGCGATCGAACACATGAAAGTCAAGAAGTGCTTATTCAAGCTGTTCTTGATGTGGTGAAGGCAGAACTTGACCCAGCTAGTGCAATCGTTCAGACGCAAGCAAAATTGGAAGAAGCGACTCATGAACTTGCTGAAACTAAAGCGAAACAGACGGCAACAGACCAAGCAGTTAAGCATAATCAAGAAGAAACTGACCGCTATGGTAAAATCATCCATGCGGTCGTTTTAAATGCTGTAGCAGGCAAGACAATCGCTTATGGAACTATCTACAAGGAATTGGTAGAGTTGATTCCACTTGCTGAAGTTGGTAAGCATTATATGGCACATGACTTGATTACCATTGAAGACCCTAACCATGCGGAAGTGAACGGTGAAGGTAAGCGTGTATTGGTTCAACTTAACCGTGAGTTCACATATAACGGTGAACCTGTCAGCGACTTTGCTCGCAACGGTCGTCTTGAACTTGACGGAACAGGTACAGCATGGAAGTTTGAACTTAAGGAATAGAGGTGTTTTATGGCAGAATTTGAACGTTTAATTGTCCAAATCTTCCTCTCTCTGATTCCTGTTGTCGGACTTTATTTCTCAATGAAAGACCGAGCTACCAAGCAGGAGAATCGCATTACCGCGATGGAAAAAGACATCGAGAACCTACGTGAATTTAAAGAATCAGCAAATAAACGTCTGGATAACCACGACGAACAGAATAAGGCTATCTTGGTTCTAGCTGAGCAAGTTAAATCATTAGGTGAAGATGTCAGAGAGTTGAAAATATTGTTCCAGAGTAAAACTTAAGAAAGGGGCGCAGAATGGCTTATGTTCTTAATTCAACCAATCTTGAACAAGTAGACGGTGGATTTTTAGTCAAGCAAGGCGATGTGGCTTCCACATTTGCCTTTTCTTTGCTCGACAAAAATCATGAGCCGATTTCACAGCTTGAAGGACAAGAGGCATCTATCACGTTGACGAGAGGTCAGGAGCAATTACGCAAAACGACAGTCGTGACTAATGGCGCAGTTGCTTTTAATCTGGGCATAATTTTACCTGCTGGCACATATCGAATCGAGGTAGTTGTTGCAGGATATGTATTTCCCAGCGACGACTCGACTCAAATCCAAATCACAAAATCGGATAAGAACCTGGTCACAGAGAAAATTCATGCTCTTAAGGAGCTGGATATTGCTGAAGAAGTTAAGAAGCAGCTTGCAGAAAAAACTGTAAGTGGTGCTGGCATAGTGAGTCAGGAAATCCCTGACTTGCTCTTTTACTATAAT